CGCCCACGGCCATTCCGGAAGCCATTCGCACAGCCGGTTGAAAAACCGGACGTTGGCGGTGGCGGCGGCATGGTAGGTGCTGAACACGCCGTACTCTTTCATTTGCCCTTGTTCGTCTAAACTGCCCAACGGAACGCCGACCTCGTTCAGCCACAGCAGGATGACAGCTTGTTCCGCCTTGCTCATGGTCAGAAAATGTGCTTTGGTGCGACTGGCCGCACTGCTCCGGAAACTGAACGGCAAGGTGTACGGCTTGACGGAAAAGTCCCACTGCCCCTTACGCCGGTGCGGGATGTACACGCTTCCGCCGAACCCTGACCCCTTCGCCCAACTACTCGAATCGACACTGTACCAGGGCCACCGGATGAGCATCTGATAAGCGGTGGCAGCGAACCCGTGGGTCTTGACGATCGGTTTGTACCCGTTGCTCGCCGGGCACAGGCGGGTGAACACTGCGTCCGCCCACACTTTATACGTCTCCCAGGTGTCCTCTTGGCCCATCCCCCCTAGCCCGATGTACTGGTAGCCGGCCTCCAGGTGTTTGTCCAGCCACTTGAGCGGCGTCCGACCGTGGATGACAGGCACCGGGTTTAGCCCGTGTTTTTGCTCCAGATACTTAAGCGACTTCCAACTGATCTCCGGGTTGTAAATGGCGTCCACCGTGACGTAGAAATCCATGCCCGCTTTGTACCGTTGCACGAACAGGGCGTAGGCGTCCAGATAGGCCCGGAACTCTTTCGTAAACCGGCCGGTCTTCGGGTCGGCATAGTACGAGTGCCGGAAAGCTGTTTCGTGCTCCGTGTTAAGCACCTGGTCGTTAAACAGAGAGTGGGCACCGCTATCCAGGAAGAAGGACGAACAGTGGCGAGGTTTGCCGGAGTTAGCGACCCCCACCTTCTGTTGATTCATGAATTTTCGCTTCAGCCCTAGCTTTTGCGGCGGCATGTCGTGCCCTCTGAATCGTGCGACGTTGCGTTTTAAGTTGCGGGAACTGTCGAATCGGCCGGGGGGGGGCTGGGAACTGCCCTGAGCGAATTTCTGCCGCCACGCCTTCCAGCCGGGCAGTGGGTATGCTTTGTTGTCGGTGATGTCCACTCTCGCCCCGGACTGGCCGAGCGGCATCTGGAAGATCATCCGGCCGATGGCGTTGTCGTGATGATATAGAATGAGGTTCTGGCGAGCTTTGATCGCTTCGTCGGTGTAGAACCGGTCTTCGTCGAGGGCGAACTTGACCATTTCACAGGCATCGTC